CTGCTAATAGCGAAAATTATTTAATACATAAAGGTTCATTAAATAAAATAAGATTAAGACCAAGAATATTGAATGAACAAGTTGAAAGTTCTAAGACACTTCAGGCAACAGTTACTTCAACTAATATAGTTGGTCAGATATTTAAAGCAAGTAAAAATAATATAAATGGTATTCATTTAGCCGGGGAAAGTGCTGAAACTACAGTATTTGATAATTTTGAAAGTTACGCAGATAGTGGCGAATTACAAGCTGTATGGGAAGAGGTAACTAATGTTGCTGAACTTGAAACTACAATAGTTACTGAAAGCACTAAGTCAATGAAACTTCCAATGGATACTCTTGCTGATGAATGGGTTAGAACTGTAGTGTCAACGAATTATACTAATTATACAGGACACGTACACGTTTATCAAGAAAAAGAATATAATAAATGTAAATTAAGATTTTTTGTAGGTGATGGAACAAATACGGCAAGTATACCACTTTTAGCTATTAAGAAAGAAATTTGGTATGACTTAACAATAAATATGAACGCTTTAACTGATGACCAAGCAGGTATAACAGATTTAACAGCGATTACTAAAATAGGGTTTAGGGTAGAAAACAGCGAAGCCGGAAAGGCTGTTTATATAGACCACATGGTTGCTATTGCTCCGCCCGGTTCAGTTAATGTAAAACTTTGGGATATGGGAATAACATTACCAACCACAGCAAATTCTATAGACGATGGCACACAATACGAAAATTTAGGCGATTTAGGAATTACTGGTGTTCAAGTGTCGGAAATATCAGTTGAATTATTAGGTGGACTTAGAGTTTATGCACTTAAAGATTTTGTAGCGGGTGCTGCCATAGATGTTACTGGAAATGAGTTACTTAATGTAGACCATTATTATGCTATCACTATTAATTATGTAGATACTAATTTTAGTCTTTATGGTAGTGATAGTTGTGGCGCAGGTGTCTCTTGTTATACTAATGGGTTTGCTTTTGAGGCCGCAGATGAAGCAACAGAACTCACAAAAGTAGGACTATATAACAATTTGAATTTTGCTATATTTTCCGTTCAAGATGTCTACCTTATAAATTGTAGATTTGCTCTCAATGAAACCCCCGGTTCAAATTCGAGTTTTACTATGTATACCAAAACTACTGCTTATAAAAGATTTAATACAATCGTTGCTTCTGCTAGAGCTAGACTTTTATTTCAAGCTTCTGATTTAAGAGAAATGCCTGTTTTTATAGAAAAAGGCGGTATGTTAAAATCCGAATATGATGATGATTATGAAGATGATGTTTCAGAAGTAGAGCTGGGTATGAGATATTTATATATACCACCAACTGTAAACGGTTAAGAAAAGAGGTTAAATAATTATGTTCAAACTTATTTATTTGTTAATAAAAGATTACGGAGCTTTTGGAGTCGGCATAGCACAGTTATGTATTATTTGCTTTTTTGGTTGGAAACTTTTTACAAATCATTTAAAACATATAGATATGAAACTTGATGGTTTATGCGATAGTGTTAAAGATGTTAGAGTAGAATTAGAGAAGGATAAAAATGCAACTAATAAATTAGGAAATAGAATTTCTAAAATCGAAGGTCACATCGAAGAACGTGATAGAATGTTTATTGTTAAAAATAAAAAGAAAGTGAACTAATAATGGAATTTAAAATATCAGCAGGTGCAGGCAAAAGAAATGGTTGTCCTAAATGTGGTAAAAAGTTACTCGCTATTTTAACTAAAGGCGATAGAAAAGAAATTTGCTCTTGTGGTTTTAGTCGTGTTCTAAAAACGTATGCAAAGAACGCAGTAGATACTAAGATTATACCTACGAGTTAAGCACAATAATTTAAGTTGTTTTAAGAGAGAAATTATTAGATTTAACTATTTAATAGTGTTTTCTATAACGAGTTATCTGTATTTAATAATAGAAAGAGGAGGAATTAATTATGGCTGATTTAAAAGCAAATGTTGGACGAATCACCATCGGTAGCGGCGTGGATGAACACGAGGTTGCCAGTTGTGAGGGAATCGAAGTTGATTATGATTTTAATCCTATCAAGCATTTTGCGGCCGACAGACAGTATCCGATTTTTGTTGCTCACGGAAATAGTGAACTAACAATTACGGTAGATTGTGCGGAGTATAAAGCTGATAGCGTTTACGCTATTGAAACTATAGCACAAAATGGAACTGCTGTTACGGTAGCACTTTTAGCAGGATATCGAGGTGGTGGAATACCAGCGGCAACTTACACTAATTGTGTAGTTGTTCAATATACCGTTACTTCTCGTCAAGGAGATGTTGTAAAAGCAAGAGTTGTTTTAAGTAAACAATCCGATACGTAATAATTGATAAAAAATGATAAGGGAGGAAAATAATAATGAATTTAGGCAAGAAATGTAAAGGTTTTTTAAAGACCGCTATTCGTTCAGTAGACGAAGAGGGTTTTAAAATTACCCACACTATTAATACAAAGTCATTAGATAGATATTACACTTCTGTTTTACCTCAGGGTGCAGACGTGAAACATTTTCTAAATAATGCAGTTGTATTATGGTCTCATAATATGGACGAGGCCACTCCTAAAATCCCTATCGGAAGATGTATTGATTTGGATATTAGAGAGGACGAAATAGTTGCAACAACTGAATTTAATAGAAATGACCCTTTAGCTGTAAAAGTATTTAATGCTTATAAAGATGGTTTCTTACATGCTTGGTCAATAGGTTTTATGCCTATTGGATATACTGAAATAACTTCTGCTAATAGAGAAGAGATTAATGCTCAGTATAAATTAAAAATTACCGCAGAACAATTAGAAGAAGCAGGTTATTTTGGTGCTTATGTCGTTCATAAGTGGGAATTACTTGAATATTCTGCTGTTCCTGTACCTGGTAATCCGGAAGCTTTAAGTGCCGATAAGGTAGATTCTTTTAAAAGAGAGTTGGTTACAAGAGGTTTAGTAAACGAAGCTGATATAGATAAGATTGAATTAGCAAAAGCAAAAGCTAAAAAAGTCGAGACTAAGGAAGCTGACGTTAAAGATGAAGTTAAAGCTGAAGTAAAGGAGGAAGTCAAAGAAGAGAAAAAAGAAGAAGTAAAAGAAGAGACTAAATCCGAAGTCAAGAAAGAAGTCAAGGACGAAGTAAAAGAAGAGAAAAAAGAAGAAGTAAAAGACGAAGTCAAAGAAGAAGTAAAAGAAGATAAGGACACGTCTGAAGTCAAAGAGGAAGTCAAAGACGAAGTCAAAGAAGAAGTAAAAGAAGATAAGGACACGTCTGAAGTCAAAGAGGAAGTCAAATCTGAAGTCAAGGAAGAAGTAAAAGAAGAGAAAAAAGAAGAAGTAAAAGACGAAGTCAAAGAAGAAGTAAAAGACGAAGTCAAAGAAGAAGTTAAGGAAGAGGTCAAAGAAGAAGTAAAAGAAGAGGAAAAAGTAGAGAAAGAAGAACCTGCTAATTTCGCTTCTATTATAAAAGACCTTATTCAGAAGAATAAAGAATTATCTGATAGACTTGAAGCAACAGAAGCTAAACTTGAAAAATTAGCAACTGTTACTACTAAAGTAGACGTTATTCAAAAAAGTCTTGATGTTGATAATATAGATAAGATTAGAGAGGCATCGCAAAAAAGAAAATGTAACTCTGATTCTTGGTTCAGTAATTTTTTAAAACAATAATGTATAAAACACACTAAAAAGGAGAACTACATGGATTTCGTAATTCCAGCAGGTAGTGCAACTAACCTCCCAAAAGAGCTAGTTGATAAAATTGTCGAAGATGCCGTTGAGAAGTCGCTTATTCTTAAAATGGTAGATGCAAGGGACCAATTAATAGAGATAGTGAATGAAGGTACTATCCCAGTTATTGGTGAAGAAGATTTGGATAAAGTTTATCGTATTGATAATACCGCAGATATTACTACTCTATCTGAGATGGATTTCGATATTAAATCTCCTGATTTGGAGCCTGTAGAAATGGGTACTTATATCTACTTGAAAAAGAAACAAGTAGCTCAATACCCAGAGTTGAAGTTAGACCAATTATTTAGAAATAAGATTGCAAGAGCTATTTCTAGAACTGCGGATAAGATTTCTCTTAAAGGCGATACTGCTACTGTGGGAGCAACAGACCCATTAGGAATAGCAGATGGTCTTGAGAAGTTAGCTTTAACTGCAAATTGTGCTAATGCACCGGTTGAGTATGCAAGTTCTAATTCACAATCCGTTGTGGATGCTGTTGCAGAAGCTCAAGAAGATTTAGGAGTTTATGGTGAAGAGGAAGCTATTGAAGATTTAGTTATGTTCGCTTCTTCTGCATTTGTAACATCATGCAAAAAGTCTGCTGATAAGAATGTTATCGGTTTTGATGTTGAAGATGTTCCAGCTCTTGGTTTAAAGAAAGTAGTTCACATTCAAGGCATTCCTGTTATTCGTAGATTGAATATTACAGGTGAGAAAGCTATCTTAGCTAATGTTAAAGGTGCTTTCGCTGGTTATTATGGTAACATCGAAGTTGATGTTGAGCATAAAGCTGGTCGCAGAGCTGACTTACTTGTTGTAACATACTGGTTCGATTTTGTTTGGGCGTTCATCAACAGTTCAAATAAATCTGAAGGTCTTGTTACTATTCAAAAAGCAAGTTCGTAGAATTAAATAGTAAATTCAATAGTAGGGTTATCGGGGAAATACCTTTAACTCTACTATTTTTAAATTGAGAAGTAGCTTGACATAAATTGTAATCTTAAATTGATAGGATTAAAAATGAATAGTGCTATAAGACTAATATCTGATGAAATAGATACATACCTACCAAACACAGACAATACCGCTTTAATTAAAAGAAGAAATTATATTTTACCTTCTCCAAAGGGTAAATTTTTTATTGTGGCATTTATTAGTCATAAAAAAGATGGTGCAAATATTTCACCTGTTGTTCATCAGGCAATAAAGAATGATATTGGTGTAGTATATGTTTGTGATAAGATTCCTTCAAATCCTATTATTAATTCTAATATTCACTATATTGAAGTCTCTGATACATGGTTTACTCATACGTTATTTATGAATCCGCTTATGTTCTCTGCATCATATGCCTCAAGGTCAAAGAAACTACTTTCAAGAGCATTTTATGGTTTTACAAAATTTCAAATTCCTATCATAGCGACATCATCTGATATTCCTAAAATAGTTAGCAATTATGAAAAAAATAAGAATAATATTTTAATAGATATTACCGGTGGAGTAGGTGACCATTTATTAGCAATTCCGTCTTTAAAAACATTGGCAGTAACAAATACAGTATATGTCTTATGTGAAAAACACAGAGAACCATGTTTTCATAATTTATCTTATATTAAAGGTTTTTACAATCAGCGTCAAGATGTAGACATCTCTAAATTTAGAAAG